CTAGCGTCAACGATTCATTCTATAGAACATATCAAAATACACAAAATCGTAGATATAACATGCGTAACGTACTAGCTGATAAAGGTCTTTCTGTCATTGACGATAACGGATTTTCAGCAATATACTTGAATGCAGAAGAAGGCCTACAAATGGGCCGTATGGTGCAAACAGTTGGTCGTACTGCGGTGCTAACTGATGCTACTTCTACACCAACTGTGGTAGTTAACGAAATTAATGGTAATTTACGTCTTGAAGGTCCAGGAACCATAACCTATGTAGCAACACGCGAAGATGACTACAGAGCTGGTAGTTTCCGTGTAACATACAATGATGCAATAGGAGCAGTATTATACGACGAAGAATACAACGAGACATCAGACATTGGGCTAACTCTTACCGCTACATTCCATGAAGGCGGTAATCATCCACCAGCAGAAATTTTTTACACAACCACCGATACTGGTTATGACGTAAACTTACAATACAGTATCAAGTATCATACAGCAAATAATTCACCTCGATAATTAGAATATGTTTCGATTGCCTGCGGCTTCCAGACTGGAAGCCTGGCGTAACTTTCGCAAATTGTTGGACACATTAGAGTTTGAGTCGGCTCTACAACAGACTGCGGAGTTTTGGACGCCAGCACCATACACACCTTACTATCTTGATCCAGATGACTTGGAATCCTGGCCTGATCCTTGGACCTTGGTGGAAGAAAATTACTATTGCGACCTTGCAAAATCACTTGCAATGCTGTATACTGTGTATCTTACTGGTCATAAAAATAGCATAGAATATGAAATAAGAGTATATAAAGATCCAGATACTGGTGTGCTGTACCATATAGCTTACTTGTGTCAAGGAAAATATATACTTAATTTGGTTGACAGTGAAGTCGTAAATAAAACATCAATTCAGGAAAAGTTTAAGTTGGTACGCTGCTGGGACAGCAGCAAATTGAATCTAGAAAAATATTAATGAGGCGTCAATGACACAGATACAAGTAACAAAGCGTAGTGGTGGTAAAGAGTCACTCAATTTAGAAAAGTTACACAAGGTAGTTTTTTGGGCAACCGAAGGCATTACAGGTGTAAGTGCAAGTGAAGTAGAAATAAAAAGCCATATACAGTTTTACAACGGAATAGAAACATCAGCAATACAAGAAACCCTGATCAAGAGTGCAGCAGATTTAATATCTGAGGAAACTCCCAACTATCAATATGTTGCTGGACGACTAATTAACTATCATTTACGTAAACAAGTATATGGTGACTACACTCCTTGGCCATTAATTGATCTAGTTCGCAAGAACGTGGAGGCTGGTTTTTATGATACCGGACTACTCGCCGCCTACACTGAACAAGAATGGGCCACCTTGGACAGTTACATTAAACACGAACGTGATGAAAACTTTACCTACGTGGCCATGGAGCAATGGCGTGGCAAGTATCTAGTACAAAATCGTGTTACCAACGAAATATTTGAAACACCACAAGTGGCATACCTGTTAATTGCGGCAACACTATTTCAAAACTATCCCGAAGAAACAAGACTACAATGGGTTCGAGATTATTATGATGGAATCAGTTTACACGATATCAGCTTGCCTACTCCTGTCATGGCCGGTGTACGCACTCCGCAAAAACAATTCAGCAGTTGTGTACTTATTGAAACTGCTGATAGTTTGGATAGCATCAACGCCACTACTGCTAGTATTGTTAAGTATGTCAGCCAGAAAGCCGGAATCGGAATCGGAGCAGGTAGAATACGTGCTCTCGGAAGCCCAATACGTAACGGCGATGCTTACCACACCGGAGTTGTTCCATTTTACAAGTTGTTCCAGAGTGCAACCAGAAGCTGCAGTCAAGGCGGAGTCAGAAATGGTGCTGCTACTTTGTACTACCCCATATGGCACCTCGAGATTGAGGACTTGATTGTTTTAAAGAACAACAAAGGCACAGAGGATAATCGTGTACGTCATATGGATTATGGCGTCCAATTCAACAAATTAATGTACGAAAGACTCATTACAGGTGGCGATATCACGTGTTTTAGCCCCCATGATGTGCCGGAAATGTTCGAAGCGTTCTTTAGTAACCAAGACCGCTTTAAAGAACTATACGAACGTGCAGAACGTAATACTAAACTAAAGAAGAAAACTTTCAAGGCTGCTGACCTTTTCAGCAGATTCATGCAAGAGCGTAAAGACACTGGACGAATATATTTGCAGAACGTTGATCATGCCAACACACACAGTCCTTTTGACGAGGCCGTGGCCCCAGTGAAGATGTCTAACTTGTGCGCTGAAATTGATTTACCCACAGTCCCATTAACAGATATCAACGACGTTAATGGTAGAATTGCATTATGCACACTGAGTGCAATCAACTGGGGTAATGTCCGACAACCTGGCGACTTTGAAAAGATGTGTCGCTTGGCTGTACGAGGCCTTGATGCCTTACTGAGCTACCAAGACTATCCGGTGTTGGCAGCAGAACTTGCTACAAAAGAGTTCCGACCCTTGGGCGTAGGCATTATTAACTTTGCCTACTTCCTGGCCAAGAACGATGTCAGCTACAGTGACCCGCGGGCATTGGCCATAGTTGATGAATATGCCGAAGCATGGAGTTATTACTTGTTAAAAGCCAGTGCAGACCTAGCGGAAGAACAAGGCGCCTGTACCAGATGGAAAGACTTGAAGTCAGCACGAGGTATCTTGCCTATTGACACACGTAAGTTGGATGTGGATGAACTTGTCGCACATCAAGAACGTATGCCATGGCAGGCCTTGCGTGAACAAGTACAACGGACTGGTCAGCGCAATGCGACATTGATGGCACTGATGCCTGCAGAAACTTCTGCACAGATTTCAAATGCCACTAATGGTATAGAGCCACCGCGAAGCTATGTTAGCGTTAAAGGTTCAAAACACGGCCAATTGAAGCAGGTTGTGCCCGAATATCGCAAGTTAAAGAACCGATATGAGCTACTTTGGGACCAAACATCGCCAGAGGGTTATCTCAAGCTGTGTGCGGTATTACAAAAGTACATTGATCAAGGTATTAGTGTAAATACATCCTACAATCCACAACACTATGCAGATGAAAAGATTCCCATGAGTGAAATGCTACAGCACTTAATCATGTGTTACAAATATGGATTGAAGCAGTTGTATTACTTTAATACATTTGATGGTCAAGGCGAAATCAATGTTGACAAGTTGATGGAGTCAAAGCCAGTTGAAGAAGCAGTAATGGATGACGCAGCAGACTGCGATAGTTGTACAATATAAGAGAGAAACAATGAGCGTATTCAATATTAATAATAAAAAGAATCATACTGAAGCATTGGCATTTTTAGATGCGTCAGGTGCAGCACCAATACAGCGTTATGATGTATTAAAGTATAGACAGTTTGACAAACTGACAGACAAACAGTTGGGCTTCTTTTGGAGACCAGAAGAAGTAGATGTCTTGCGTGACAGCAAGGACTTTAAAGAGCTAACAGATCATGAGCAACATATTTTTACAAGTAATCTCAAGCGACAGATCCTTTTGGATAGTGTGCAAGGTCGTAGTCCTAATCTTGCTTTTCTGCCTATTGCTACGATACCGGAATTGGAAACCTGGATACAGACCTGGGCATTCAATGAAACCATCCATAGTCGCAGTTACACTCATATTATTCGTAACGTGTATTCTAACCCTAGCGATGTCTTTGATGCACTGACAGAAATACCTGAGATACTGGATTGTGCAGTAGACATCAGCAAGTACTACGATAGCTTGATTGAAGCTGTTAGTTGGTACAAGTTGTTGGGATTGGGTGTACACCAAGTCAACGGTGAGAATGTTGTTGTCAACATGTACGAACTTAAAAAGAAATTGTGGTTATGCTTGAACAGCGTAAACGCATTAGAAGGAATCCGCTTCTATGTTTCATTTGCCTGTTCGTGGGCATTTGCAGAACTAAAGAAGATGGAAGGCAATGCCAAGATCATCAAACTGATTGCACGAGACGAAAACGTACATTTAGGTTCCACGCAGACCCTACTTAAACTGCTACCTCAGGATGATCCAGATTACATTCGTATTAAAGAAGAAACTCGTGCCGAATGTGAATCGATGTTTTTGTCAGCAGCAGCACAAGAAAAAGCCTGGGCACATTACCTGTTCAAAGACGGCAGCATGATTGGTCTTAACGAGCAATTGTTGGCACAGTATGTGGATTGGTTGGCCTGTAAGCGTATGACAGCAGTGGGACTGGACTGTGGTATCAAGCCAGGATCAAATCCATTACCTTGGACAGCCAAATGGATCGCAGGTGCAGAAGTTCAAGTAGCACCACAAGAAACAGAAATAAGTAGTTATGTTATAGGCGGTACCAAGCAAGACGTAGACAGTAACACATTCAAGGGATTTAGTTTATAATGTTAACAGTGTATTCAAAAAATAATTGTCCGTTTTGTGTCAAAGCAAAACATCTATTAGAGACAAAAGGTATTGCGTTTGAAGAAGTAAAAATTGATGAAACACCGGCGGCAAGAGAATTTGTTGTTGCAAAAGGTCATCGCACAGTTCCACAAATTTACAAAGATGGTAAGTTACTGGTCGAAGGTGGGTTCCACGGACTAGAAAAACAAGATGAAGAATTCTTTACTCAATTAAAAGGTTAAAATGTTAATTTCAAAAAACAAGTATGATCAGGGCGATGTCATCGCCTTCAAATTGGTCAATGGCGACGAAATAGTAGCACGACTAGAATCAGAGTCCGAAACACACTTTGAACTAGATCGCCCTACCACAGTAATTCCCAGTGCCCAAGGTATCGGTCTAGTGCAGAGCCTGTTTACAGCTGACTCAAAAGCTGGAATAAGTATTAGCAAGCAGCATGTTCTCATGCATAGTCCTGTGATTGAACAAATGAAGAATCATTATATTCAAACTACCACAGGCATACAGCCAGTGACCAAAGGTGGGATAATAACCTAATGCCAGCAATCGCAAGACATGGTGATCCTAATGAAGAAGGCGGAACAATAGTTTCTAGTGCCACCACAGTCAAAGTCAACGGGCAACTTGTGGGTCAAGTTGGTAACACAATGACTTCACATGCACCGTACGGACCCCCACATCCGCCACACGAAGCCGCCACTATTACAGACGGCAGTACTACAGTAAAAGCCGACGGTGTTTTTGTTGCCTTTAAAGGTAGTGGTAACAGTTGTGGTCATTCTATAATTGTTGGTAGCACAGACGTAATAGTAGGTTAACCGATGGCAAGTTCAGCACAAACAATCGCAGCAGCAGGCCTGGTCAATGGTCAAGGTACAGCACCTAGCCAAGACATGAATGCAGAGTTTGCCAAAAATAACTCCAAGCCAATCATTACCGTTATCAATCAGATATATGGTACTAGCCCTAATACCGCTTCCAATGTAGCTGGCCTGCATGATGTTATTCTAAAAATACCAAAATGGGCTACAGGACGTGACAGCACAGGATGGAGAAGTGTCAGTGCTCAAGCCAGTGCATCAGCCAGTGCCATTATGGGCACTCCGGGAGATCCAGCGGCAACAAGATCATTTGCAGCCACACTGGGACAAGGTGCCAGTTATGGCTCAGCCGCAATGCCTTGGCATGCTGCAATACAACAGTACCAAGGTAAAAAGTTTGATGACCTAGGTGTACAAAACAAAAGTTATTCAGACATAGGCAGTGGCGGCATGGCCGGACACTTTGGTGCACTAAAAGGTGCACCTGGTGGACAACAATCTGGTATGCAAGACATGGGTGCCTTTATAGCCACTATGGGTAATGGTATTGATGTTACAAAATTAAATGACATGTTTGGTCCTGCAGCATTTGTGTTACGGATGCGTAAGTTTGGATTGGGTTACGTGGGCGATCTTGATAATAACCTAGCATCACTAAAGATTTTTACTGAGGCAGATATCAAGAAAGCTGATTATAGAATTATTAAACGTACACTGGATCTAGTTAACAACCCCAGTGACGTTGAAAAAGTTATCACTGTGATGGAAATTAAAGTTCCAAGCGGTGTCAGTATCAAGAACTTGGGCGACTTGGTGGACAGTAACAAGATGCTGCCACCAGGACTGCGTACAATGGCACCAAATGGTGACATGCGAGCTTTAAATGGACCATTGGGTAACATGGGTGGTAATTATACAGACGCTGCCTCACTAGGCAAGTTTATAGGACAAACAGAAATACCCTCCTATCCTCAGTTAGATGCACAAAAAACACCAATAACGGAAGCACAAATTGCAGCATTGGCACCCACAATTGGTTATGGTGCTATGTCTGCGCCCAGCATTGACGGAATCGCACCGCCACCATTGGGAACAGGTCCCATTGGCAATCCCACAGTAACAGACTTGCTAGGCTCGGCCAGTGGTAAAGGTTATACCGACAACTATAAAAAAGTTAATGCAGCACATGACGCTATCATGAACAGTCAAGTTGGGCAAGATTTATACAATAAATTAAAATTAATTTACGAAACTGACAAGAGTCCACCGTACAATGTTTCAGCAGGTGAGGTTATTGAACTAGACAGTATCATTACAGAATTTAATCGAGCAGTAAAAGATGATCCCAAGATCAAAGCAGCACAAGCAGCCATGGCTGCAAGTATTTTCCAGGGAGTGAGAGAGTCAAGTTTGCAAAGCAGAGCTGGTATGGATATTTCAAGTCCACCCGCTATCTCTTCACCAAACGGAGTTCTGGGCATGGCAGCAAACTTGCCCAAGTATGGAGTAGACAAACAGGAGATGGGATTTCGTGATACCTTTACTGGTATTGCCGACAAAAATTCCATCTATGGTGAAGCACTTCTAGTGTCACTTTTGGAAGGACGCAACCAGAGCAGAATGAGTTCGGTGGGCATGAGAGACAATATCACGGCCGACCCAACTGCAATTGTGGGAGCCAAAATTTTGGCCAATTCCAAGAAAGATTTGACTCCCCAACAACTTGAGAACATCACCGACTATGCTCGAAAGCAAGGCAAGGATCCGGCACAGGCCGTCAGTAACTCAAAATTGTTCGGTTATCAAAACAGTTTTTACGTTTCAAAAGGCTATCCCGCAGCCTAGTGATTTTCAAAATTTCTGGTCATTATAGTACCAGATAACTTGATTTTTTCTGAAAAAACCAGTATAATGTACTCAGTTAATGGGTTATAGTAGCGTTTATCTCAGAAAAAATTCTATTATATAAAACTACAACCTTAACAAGGAGGAAGTATGATGAAAGAATATATACCCGGAATGGTCAAGTTTGCAATCGTGATCATAGGTATGTGGTTGGCGACCTTGGGCCTGGTAGCAGTTACCAAAGCCAAGTTCAACGACCTTCGACAAGAGCAGGCCATGCTCGAAAATGTAAAAGTGGTCTCGTCTGATGACCGCGAAAAACAACTTCGTTGCCTAGCTCAGAACATCTACTGGGAAGCTGCCGGCGAACCGT